AATTTGTTCTCCTCGATTCCAAGGGCTTTTTCTCCTATTTCCATGGAAAGAACTCAAGAGGTTGTGGCTAACATTGCTAACATCAGTTCTCCTCGCAACATTACTGCAATACCTCAAGTTAGCCCAGCAGCCTTTTCTTACACACCTACCAAGTATTTCCGTTGAATAACAGCTGTAGAATATTTATATTGAATAGGTGAGTGATGGCAGCCGGAGATTTCGCATCAGCTTTTAGCAAAGGTTTTGGCGGCGGACTGGGAACTGCACTTCCCGGGTTGGCGTTTGGAGCCCTGGCAATGCCTTTCCAAATTGCTGAAGCAGCCAAACAACGCGAGTTTCAAAGAAGTGCTATAGAAGCACAACTGGCTGCCTCTAATTACGCCAACCAGCAATCGGCCGCCAATCAAATCATGGGCTTATATGCCCAGTTAGGTGAAAATTTAGGTTCTAGAATTTTTGGCGCCACCACCGCCCCTGACCTGGAGCGAACACGTCAGTTCCAGTCGCGCAAAGAAGAAACTGATATCTTTGCTCCAAAAGAAATGGCACTTCAGTACGAAGCTTCTAAACGTGGACAAGATTTAGCCACGAGTCCTGCAGCCAAAGAACAAATGTATCAAAATCTTTTAAACTACAAACGTCAAAAAGGATTTGATATCGCTGCGCCTGGCGAAGCAATGTTTGGTCCTACGGCATTTTCTCGTCGTTTCACTGCATAGGAGGTAAATCATGGGCGGCGGTAGAAGCGTTACGTATCAAGCTCCTCAAGTCCAAAAGGACGATTCTTTCGAGAAGTATCTTGCTTATCAGCAGTCAAAAGAACGTGCTGCGGAAGAGCGTGCAGCACAAGAGAAAGCAGAGGCTAAAGCTGCAGAAGCTGCTCGCAAGACAGCGGCACAATCTGCATATGGCGGCTTGCGGTCAGGGGTTGAATCGCAGTTACGTCAAGGTTTGATTTCGTATTCTGATGCAACTTCTCAGTTGCGCGATTACGCCGCCAAGTACGATCTAACGCCTGCAGAGTCTGATGTAGCGGACCTCACCAAGATGTACACGGAGCAGTTGCTTCCGGGTCGTCGCGCCACAGGCGTTGAGGCTGCCTACGAAGAATTACTGGGTCGCCAAGCAACTGAAGAAGAAAAAACCAAAGCCCTGGAGCGATTTAACCAAGGTTATTACAGCAACGTTCAAGATCTCAAAGATTCTCTTACCAAGAGCACTGAGTACCAAGACAAATTTAATCAGAGCTATCTTGATAATTATTACGACACGATGTTTGGCAAACAAAGTGTTGATGCAACGGGTAAAAAAACTGGGCAACGTTCTTTCACGTTCGACAAAAATCTTCTCCCCACCTACAAGGGAACGGATCTTGCCTCTAGAGCCCAGGTGGTTACCCCAGAGTTTGCCGACAAATTTACTGGCACACCAGCTGAAATTGAAGAACAGCTGCAAAATGTTCGTGAAACACGTAAATATCTGTATAGCGCTGGGTTGACCAACCTTCAAGGCGAGATCGATAAAGAAACCCAAAAGCTTAAGAATGAAGGCGAAAAAGAAGTTTCTAAGATCAAGAGCCAAGGTGGTATTTATCAGCAATTGGTGGGTGCATTCTCCTTCTAAAAGAATGTGCTTGGTATAATTACTTTAGTCATCCGTAAGTTACATGACCTCCTCCGTGCCTACCGGCCAGTCCGGAACCGAAGACTACTTCGATATCAATAAGTTTGAAGAGCTTCTCTCCCGTCTCGAGGCTTCCAAGGGTCGCCAACAGCGTCAGAAATCTCTTGAGGGTCGTCGCGACATCTTTGCCACTGGCCTTGCTGGCATGATGGGCAACTTCTGATTTTTTCTTGTAAGATCTTGTAGCCATGACCAGCAGTGTTCCCACAGGCCAAGTCGACGTTGACGATTGGTTTGACTTAGACAAGTACCGCCAAGCTGCTGGCGTGGCTTACGAATTTTCCAAGAAAAAAATGGAGAGTGCTGGTGAGCAAGAGCGAGAAACCATTGGCAAAGGAGCAGAAGAGCAGCGTACCTCCTCTGAGCAGCAACAACAGTTCAAAGAGAAAGACGAAGCCCGCGATTACGGCCAGGCCCAACGAGCTTATCGATATTGAGCTGTTTGACGCTTGGGTTGACAATCTTGATGCGTCAACTCAAGAGTCATTCTGCGCTTTTGCTTCCGATAATTACTCCGTAATTGAAATCTATTTGTATTCCAGGTTCCTTGGGTACCACGGCAGTATTACTGCGTGTGAGCTCTGGGTTAAAGATAATTACAAAAAGCCTGACCATCGTCAGAAGCTTATGTATGAAATCGACGAGATGCAAGAAGATGTTCGCAAATTACGAGAAGATGTTGAGAATGGTGTTGTTAAACGTGATGCGGGCGTTGCACGCATTGCTTCCATACAACGCGAAATTCGCGGCCATATTGATCAGGTAGAGAAGTTTACAAGTACCAAAGATCGCAAAGGCCTGCTAATGGCTGGTGCAGATAGAGCCATTCGTGAACTGATGTTTATCTTTAAAGATGACCCAATTGAAGCCCCTCTGGAAGAGGCTTCAATGAGTGTTTGGGCACGCATGCAACTTGAGGAATAACAGCAGTTAGGATAGATTTAAGTTAAAAGATCCTATAGCAATGGGTGCACAAACGGGCAATATGTCCAATCCTCGCCAACGCCAATTGGCGCGTGAGGGTATTCGGATGAGGCAAGAGAACATTCGTCAGCGCGGTGGCGGTAATCAAGCAGGCCCTGCCCCCATGGTTCCTGGGCTCGAACCCCCCCCTTCTGGTGCAGCACAGCAAGAACAAGCGGCTGCAGGGATCAGCTTTGGTCCTGGCCGTGCTATGCGCATGCCTGATGTTAATAGTCCTGAATATCAAATGATTGTTGATCGTATGCGCAGAGGTCGTCGCTGATGTCAAAAGGTAAGATGCCTCCTCAACTTCTTGAGCATTTCAAGAAGAAAGAAGCCAAAAAAGAAGATGGCACTGAGATGAGTGATAAAGAGAAACGCAAAGCCGCTCTTGACAAAGCCCGTAAGTACAAAGAGCAAAAGAAAGACAAGCCAGAAGACAAAGAAAAGAAATAAGATAGTATCAGTAAAGAACTGAATTGCTATCGTGCCTAGTTATACGCACCTTGCTTATCGTCGTAATGCCAAGGCTGCGGCACGCAGGCAACAAATTAAAAAACCCAAAAATGCTGAAGACCTCGCGCTTGCACGTGAAGACTTCGGCTTTTTTTGTGAGTATGTAGCCGATAAACCTCCTGCTGAACACCACAAGAATTGGCATCGTCATTTTGTTACAAACGAGGACAGTAGCTGTCTGATCAAAATTGCTGGCCCCAACGTTGACTTGCTGGCGCCCCGTGGATCAGCTAAATCAACAGTCTTGGGACTTTTAACAGCATGGGCTATTGGTGTGCATACGCAAGCCAAGATGCCGTTGCAGATCCTATATCTTTCCTACACCGTTGATATTGCACGTTCCAAGTCGGCAACCATCAAACGGATTATCGAAAGCAAACGATACCAGGAGGTATTTCCTACAGTTCGCTTAATGAAAAATGTCACCAGTAATGAGTACTGGTCCATCGACCATAAGTTTGCTGGAATCGATACCACCGGTGACGAACAGTTCACACTCTGCGCAGCTGGCTTGAAGGGTTCCGTGACCTCAAAAAGATCACACCTGGTGATGATTGATGACGCTATCAAATCAGCGGCGGACATTTCCAACCCTGACATCCGAAAACAGATGCAGGATAACTGGAATGCTGTGATTGCACCCACCATGTTCGAAGGTGCCAGGGCGATCTGCTTGGGCACACGCTTCCGTCATGACGATATTCACGCCACAACTTTCAACGAACAAAACAACTGGACACAGATTGTTCTGTCGGCAATTATTAACAATCCCAAAACGGGCGATGAGGAATCCTACTGGCCTGAGATGTGGTCCCTGGATTACTTAAAGGAAAAGAAACGTCAGGCACCTATTGCCTTTTCGTTCCAGTATATGAATCAAATTGTCAGACAGAATGAACTGTCTTTGGCACCAGAGCTGATTGTTAAGGCGGAGATCTCAACGGAGTTCGATGCTTTAGGTGTTGGGGTCGACCTCTCTGCTGGCACTAAAGAAAAGAACGATTACACAGTGATGATCTTGGGCGGACGCATTGAAGATCGTATTCACATTATTGATTACCGCCGGATTCGTGTCATGGGCAACCTAGAGAAGCTTGATGCCATGAAAGAGCTTCTCAATGATTGGTCAATTATTGGCCAAGATGCTAATGGTCTTTACTTCCCGACTTACTCAACATGTGATATTTGGTCAGAAGCCGTTCAGTACCAGGCTTCCCTCGAGGCTGACTTTAAACGGATTTGCCTCAATAACGAGGGTCTCTACAACTTGATCTGGCATCCAGTCAAAGGATTCCGTGCAGATAAGCTGGCACGCTTCCGTGGAATCATGGGTATGTTTGAAGACCGTAAGATCATCTTTAATCGGTTCCGAAACTTCACTAATCTCTTCGAGGAACTCACGAACTTCGGCGTAAGTGGGCATGATGATTGTGTCGATGCGTTGGTGTGGTTGGTAACCGGTTTATCAAGGAAGGGTCAATTGCACCTTGATTTCTAAATCTTAGAATCTTAGAAAAGTAAAACCGTTTTGTCGTGGGTCCGGAATACATCGCCATTGCGTTGACCGCTTGTGCTTCGGCGTTAACGGGTGGCTCTTGGGTAGCGAACCGTATTATGGATCGCCAAAAAGAAAGAGTTGAACAAGCCTTTGGTTACATCAATTCCCAAAAACGTCGTATCGATTGTTTGGAAGATGAAGTCAAACAACTTCCTATGGAGTACGTGTTAAAAGTTGATTTCCTTAGGGAGATCCAAGAAATGCACGAAAACTTCCGGCAGATCAATAATAAGCTTGATAAGCTGATGGAAAAGATTTTGTCAAAATGAGCTACATACTAGAAGTTCAAGAGGATGAAAACGGTGATCCATTCATTACTCTTCCCGATGAACTGATTGAAGAGCTCGGCTGGATGGAAGGTGATGTTCTTGATTGGGATGTACGTGCCAATGGCATCATCCTAAGCAAAGTAAACGATTCTGCCGGTTACGAAGTTATAGAAGAGTAAAATAAAAATACTGAGGATAAAGGCATGTATTACGGCGGCGAATCCAACGTCCCTGGCGCTCCAGGTAATTTGCTGGCTGGTGTAAGTTTTCCGATTCAAGGAGGCTCCTCCATCGGCAAACCCTTGCTTCCTAATTTCAAAGAAATTAAAGGAGACAAGCGTGATCCTAGTTTTCCTCCCGAAGAGAATGTGCCGCGCTACCTATTGCAACAAGCAGGTCTTCCTGGTGCGGTAGGTAACATCGGTGGCGTAGCTAATTCTATGTTTTATCGTGGTCCGCAGTTCAACCAACCGGGCAACGTTTCCATTCCTCCTGCCGGGTTCCAGGGCAAGTACGTTTCCTAATGGCGCAAGACGATTCGAAATATACAAAACCTGAACTGCGTGAGCGGATCAAGGATCGCGTGATGGCTGGCTCCAAGGGAGGGAAGCCTGGTCAGTGGTCTGCTCGCAAAGCTCAGCTCCTTGCCCAGGAGTACAAAGAGGCTGGTGGCGGGTACAAAGGCGGTAAAGGTGAAAAGCAAAAATCTTTAGAGAAGTGGGGCAAGGAGAAGTGGATGACCAAGGATGAATATGAAAAGCGCGGTAAGGCTAAAGCTGCTGCCAAAAAGTATAAAGAAGAAAAATAATGGACTTATTCCAACGTTTTTTAAATAAGATCAATAAGAGTTATGGCCAAGCCGATGCCCAGCTATTCGGTGGATTTCTTCCTGGAGGCGCAGAAAGTCCTGCTTCATCTTTAAAGAAAACCGTACAACAAAAGGTAGGCTCTACTTCTAAACAAATTGCAGGAAGCTTAATGAACCAGTTTCCTGATCGAGCCAACCTTTTCGCTCGGTATGTCACTGGTGTTGGGAACGCCAATCTTCAGTTGGATCCTTCAACCTTGAGCAGCTTGAGGGCAGCGGCATCTCCTGAACCTACTGCCATGGGCATGGTACCCAATCCCTTTAAGGTTCCGGAAGAAATCCTTGTTGGCATGGAGCAGCAGCTTAAAATTGGTGATCCCAGAAATTTAAATACTCCATTAGGTAACGAGTTAAGAGCTCGTGTTGCAGAAGGACAAAAAAATCGAAATGCACCTGATTTTGTAATGGGGCGTGTGCCCGCTTATGGTCCAGGAATTCCTCAAACAGGTGCATATGTGCCTTATGGAAACGTAGGCATTGGCAAAGATGTAACAAATACCTTAGGCTCATTTAACGCACAAGTTACTCCGGGTCAATCCATACGTTTTTATGACACATACGATATGGAAAACCGGGCAGAAGACCCTGATTTGGTCTCTGGTAAATTTCAACCAATGAAAGCGATTGAAGAAATTCAGAGTATTTGGGATCCTTCGAAAGGTGGTTTAAATCGTAGTGTTCCCGATGCCGTAAAACAACGAATGCAAAGCGGTAAATATGGTGATGTACAGAAGAGTAGCGCATCCCAAACAGCTAGTCCTGCGACAGCTTTAGGTAGAGCTTTACTCTATGCAATGCCCTGGAAACCAACTCCATATCCTATTGATGTAACAGTTCCGTATTAAAGATGGCAGACAAAGCGATTCAAAAAGGTTACACCAAGCGCTATCTTCCAGAGAAAGCGTGGGCTTCCTTGTCAAAAGAAGAACGAGAAGAAACGGATCAGAAAAAAAGAGAAGGGAGCCGGAAGGGAAAACAGTTTGTTGCTAATACGGAAGCGGCAGAAAAAGCAGGGCGTGCTGCCCGTGCCGCTAAACGTTACAAGGAGGGCAAATGAAAACTAAAAAATTAGTCAAAAAAGCTCTAAAACATCCAGAACTTTACGGTCCTGCCGAGCTTGCGTTTTTTGAACGCTGGTTAGCCTCAAAGAAGCGAGCGAAGGCTGCTAAGATCAATAAAGATAAAAAGAAAGATAGTTAATGGCTGTAGACGCTAAGGCCAGACTAAAAGAAATTATCGACTCTTACCTCGACAAAGATGGTGGGGCGATGATTGATACGGGCGTCGTGGCGTCTCACCTCGCCCAGATGCGTCTGTTTGGCATCCGTCAAGGCGTTGAGTTTTTTCCTGCGCAAGACAACTTTGGTAATCAGCGCAAAGACTTTATTGATCGCGTAATTAAATACAACCAAATTGATACTCGCCTGGATTCCATCTGGGATTACTTTTTGTGCGATGGACAAGGGCTCTTTTATATTCGTCCCACAGAAAACAACTACCGTCTTTACTACTTCCGTCAACACGAGTACCGCAGTTTTTACAACGTTGATGGAGAGCTGGACGAAGTTGTAATCATCTATAGCTACAAGGTACGCCGTGGCATGGGCTACCAGCAGGACATTGATTCTTCCGCTATTGATGTCTCAGGGATGGGTGGCATCACTGGAAATAAAAAATATATTCGTCTTTCCATCAAGCGGAAAACCATCGAAGAAACTCACTCAGATGGTGAGATCTCTTTTGATACAAACTACCAAGCATTAACAGGTCGCACCAAGACTTTCAAAAACACTCTTGGTTTTATCCCCTGCGTTGAAATCTTTAATAACCCGAAGGGTTTTTCGACGGAAGGCGTTGGCGAGTTCGATGCACTGGCCAACCATATCTGCACGCATGACGACATGATCCGCACTATGCGGAAAAACGTGCAGTTCTTTGGTAATCCCACTCTGCTGTCGTCTCGTCCCAAGACTGACCTGATTGAATCTGGTGGAGAGTCTGTTGTCCAGCGCCCCTCTATTGCAGCGAACTCTGGTTTCGTTGGCATGGGAGGACTGAGCCAGTCTCGCTTCAAGGCAGATCCTATTGCTCGTGGTGTGGACGGCCAGCTCCGTGTGCCGCGCATCATTGCAAACCTGGAGCCAAACGACCGTGTTGGTTACATCGTTCCAGATGCCATCACTGGCGACCAAAACTCCTTTGCACGTCAGTACAGGGAAGAAATCCGTACTGCCCTTGGCGGCGTTGACGAATTGTCCATCTCGGCAGGCGTCACCGCAACTGAATACAAATCTCTGTTTGGTCGTGTTTCTGCCACTTCCAAGAAAAAAGCAAACGCAATTTATACATACGGCATTTGCCGTTGTCTTGAATTAATTCTGTTCCAGGAAGAACGCCTCTTCCGTGAAACGCTTGCTGCTGCAGCAGGCTTAGAAAAACCCCTGGAACTACCAGAGGAAGCGTCTCCTGAAGACATCATTGCTTATGAAGAAGCAATGGGGATGTTTGAGGACCAGGTCAAGCAGTTAATGATGGCTTGTCTGCGCACTCAACAAATTCCTCCCGGTGTTTTAGGCCTCATCCCTGATGGTGATGTCACCATTCAATGGCGTTGGTTGGGTCCTGTTTATGAGGATTCCACTCAAGATATTCTCAACAACTCAATTGTTGTACGAAATCTGCAAGAATTAGGTGTTGATAGCATTGAGGCACTGAAATACCTCTTTCCATCAAAAACGGATGAGGAAAGGGCCGCGATGCTATCGGGGTTCCCGTTCAGGATGGTGAACGAACTACAGGGTGCATACTCTCAGTTCGCTCGCCTTGTGGGGGGGATGATGCAGACCCCTCACCCGCAATCACCGGATTTACCGATGGCTGCGGATCCGCGATTGGATTTAACCCCATATCTGTATCGCACCTTAGAAGCTCTACAAAAGGAGATGAGTTATGCAGGACGCTACCGTCCAATCGATCCCACAGACGAGCCAAGCACCAGCAGCCGTCGCTCCGAGCAGCTACGTCGTGGCAGCTCCGGCGCAACAGCAGGCGGTGGCCTCCCCGGCTCCAGTGGCTTACCAGGTGGGTACCAGTTACCCCCAAGCGGTACCTCAGGCAGTCCCCAGCTACCAATCAGCCCCTATTCAGTACGCCCCCCAATCCCAACCGGCGGAAGCACCGGCGGGGAATCCCTGGGAATCGGCGTTCAACAAGGTGGTGAACCTGCTGAGCGCACCAGTCCAATCCCCGTTCCAGGCTCAACCCTCGCAGCCGACGACTCAGTTTACCCCGGCCAACTACGGTCAGGTCAGCAGCCCAGCTACGCAACAATCGGCTCCGCAGACCTGGTCTCCCAACCAGGAATCCTCGCCCAGCTATTCCCAAACCTCCTCGAATCCCTCCTTGGAGCAAATCGCGGATTACCTGGGAATGAGCCAGGAAAGCCGTCAGGTGATGGACGCGTTCGGGATCGAGGCACCGGCTCTGCTGAACAACTACGCCCTCAATCTCGAGGGAATGCTGGACAGCGCCGTCGCGTGGGGAAACCGCGCCGCTGACACCATCAAGGGTTACGCCGAATTCGCCGTTAACGAGCACCAGGAAAACCTGGCTTACAACGAGATTCTCACCAATCCTGATGTCCTGAGCGACTACACCCTGAAGTTCTTTGGTCCCGAGGGTCCGTACCCCGTGTACGAAAACGAGGCTCAACTGGAGACCAAGGGTTATCCCACTCAGGCTGTTGGTCAGCCTCAAGTGGGTCAGTTCCCCGCTCCCCCTGCCGCCGCTGCTCCTCAGCAACCCGGCAACTTCTGGGGTGATTTCAGCGATCAGATGACTCGCGATCCTCAGAATGCCTGGCGCCTTCTGAACCAGGCTCAGCCCCAAACCGTTGCAAACAAATTGTTTGTGATGGAGTGAAAGCGTGTCGGTGATTGAATAAATTACCGACTGCTAAAATTTGTGTTAGATAAGACATTTAAATGTCTGATTCTTTCACCCGATAAAACTTCCTGCGACTCTGGAGGATAACACCAAGTGTTTATCGATAACGATTTTCCAAAGATCCTTGGGGCCGAACTGTATCGTCCCCACCCTGCTTACATTGCTGAAATGGCAGTGGAGCCCGTGGTTGTCCACGACTTCACCCGTCAGCCCGGTCAAACCGTTCAGCTGGATCGCTACAAGTTCTGGGGAACCCCTGGTACCAAGGACAGCCGCGAGCGTATTGCTGATCAAACGATCGGTACCGCCAACAGCCGTAACATCACCAAGGAGAAAGTCCTGGTGGTGCTTAAGGAGTACACCGGTCCTGCGGACCCGGGCGATCCGACCCAGCCCAGCACCTTCAAGATTGCTCGTGAAACCTTGGTTACCGCCCAGCGCCTGCTGCTGGACACCGGCAACCTGAACATGTTCCACCAGAGCATCGGTTCGCTGACCCTGCTCGACGACTATCGCCGTTGGCGTGACCGCGTCTTCATTGACGAACTGGCCAAAGCTGAAGCTAACGGTGCTGCCTCTGGTACCCAGGGTGGTTACTACTTCGCTGGTGGTAAGACCAAAGATTCTTCTGGTCGTATCTCCTACACCTCTGCTGAGTACACCGCTCAGGTCCAGCAGTTCTCGGTTGCTACCGACCTTCTGACCACCGTCAAGGACCTGCGTAAGCGCAACGTTCCTACCTTCGGTGATGGTCTGTATCGCTGCATCTGCGATCCCACCTTCATGATGCATCTGCGTCGTGATCCCGACTTCCGTGAGATTGCCCGTTATGCAGGCAATCCTGGTCAAGGCATGTACATGGGTAACCCCATGATGCCTAACAACGCCAGCTTCTACATGGGTCCCCAGGCTGGTCAGGGTTACTTCCTGGCTGGTGAGCCCGTGATGCCTACTGGAGTTCAGTTCGAAGGCGTGAAGTTCTTTGAGTCGACCAACTTCCCCAGCAAGAACGTCACTGCTTCCTTCGATGCAGGTTCCAGCTACGCTTCTAAGGAAGTTGCTCAGGGTTACTTCTTCGGTCCTCAGTCGGTCGGCGTGGGTATCGGCGGTCCTAACGCTCAGGTGCTCATCAACAACAACGACGACTTCAGCCGTTTCATCATCCTGATCTGGCAACTGTACGCAGGCTTCGAAATCCTGAACAAGGACTTCGTCACCACCGCTTACAGCTTCGTCCAGGACGACGGCGTGCTCTGATAATTAAGTTTTAATTCCACATATAGGGGAAAATAAATGTCCTATTTGTCTTCTAAAAAGATCTACCCAGGCAACTGGGCAGAGCCTCTGAACGGCTGGTACAAGAACATCGACACTAACGATGACGGTACCACCAACGCTTCCAAGGGCGGCCCCACTTCTGTGCTGGCCGTCCCCGGCTGGAAGTATTTCCAACAGCGCGGTTACGTGGCTGTTACCGCTACCTCTGGTGGCGGCGCAGTTGCTACCGGCAACGTGATCGTTCCTTCCCCCTACCGGAATGACGACACTCGTACCGATATCACCGGCATGGTGATTTCTGGTGACAGCACTCTGCCTGCTTACGTCTACCGCGCCACCGTCTCCGTGGCCTCTGGCTGGGGCGACGGCCGTGTTGCTTCTGGTGTGTACGCTGCTACCGGCAACGTGATCACCTTCTGTCGCGACTCCAGCGGTCCTGTGGCCTCCACCGGCGTTGGTGAAGCTGTTTCTCAGGCCAACCTGACCTCCACCACCTCTGGTTCCCAGCCTGGTGAAGTGTTCTTCGCTGGTGGTTCTGCTGCTTACAGCACCCTGCCTTTCCTGACCGCTACCGGCGCCGCTGGTGTGACCGTGTCGGGCGTTTACCGTGAGACCACCTCTGCTGAAACCTTCAAGGTCTTCGCTCGTGGCACCGCCACCGGCCTGACCACCTCTGGCGGTTTCTACATCTCCAGCGGTGACTCCAGCGCTGGCCGCACTGGTTACCTCGTGGTTGAAGTGTGCTACATCCAACCTGATGTTGCCGCTGGCTACGAAGATATCGACGGCTACTTGACCGGTCGCGTTGTTAGCTGATTAATGTAAACTAGGACCAGAAATCACTTCTGGTCCTTATGCTTTATCAGCACAAAAAAACGGGAGCCCGTGTAACGATTGTAAGCGAGTGGGATGACGGCGATTGGTTTATGGTCGAAGACCAAGACGGTCGCCTCTACACCGCTTACAAAACCGAACTTACTCCCGATGAAGATGCAACCAAAAAGGTTAAGACTCTTCAAGTAAAAGACAAAGCTGCCAAGGAAGAACCACGCACTTTCCCTCCGGAAACGCGTTTAAATATTAATTCCGCTACCGCCCAAATGATCGCAGATCACATTAAGGGTATCGGTCTTAAAACTGCCCGGGAAATTAAAGATCTTCAAATGTCTTTATCGGGTGAGAGATTCAATAACTTGGAGCAGCTTAAGCAGATCAAGCGAGTGGACTGGGATTCTGTTTTGGCAGCTGACCTCATTCGTGTATAACTCCTCTCCAATGCCCCTGGGAAACCAGGGGTTTTTTAGTTTTAGAATAAAAAGAAAAAGATAATGGCAGAAGCCAGTTACATAGGAAAAGTGGGCCAGTCGGGTGGTGTAACTGGTCCGCATTTACATTTAGGTTTGACTGTTGATGGGAAGCGCATTCCCCTTAGCCAGGCAGGACGTTCATTTGCAGGTCGTCGGATCCAGTATCGTCTCCCTGGATCGCAAGAATGGCAGTCGTTGTATACACCTTCTTTAAATCCAAGAGATCCCAATGGAAGGCCCAGCTTAAATCCAGGGGTAAAAATAACAGATCCCTTTGGTGTCCGTGCTGTTCATCCGGTAACCGGTGAAAAAAATGTTCCTCATACGGGAGAAGACTACAACCTTCCCTTTGGCACACAACTAAGAGTATTGGGGCCTGGTACAACAACGCCCTTGGCTAACGTTGGAAATGCGGGCAACCTAACGCGTTTCTCCAGCAAAACTCCTGACAACCGGCAGTTCACGCTGGAGTTCATGCATTTAAGTGAGCTTCCAGGAGGACAAACAAAAACCGGAGGTCAGTTATTTGACTCTACCCCTCCTCCTGCACCTGTTTTACCTCCTTCTGAAGAAGAAGTAAAGCAAGGCATGGTAAAAGAGATGATGAAGAAACTTTTATTCGAAGCAGCTCTTAATAAATCCAGTGGGGCACAGCTTCAAACTTCCTCTCCTTATGATCAGATTCCAGACCTTGCATCTCTAGTTCAGTTTGGTTGATTACTTTCTTTTATAATTAAAAGATAAGGAGACGTAGAAGTGCAATTAAGCGACTTCGACAAGAGTAGAGTTCGGTATCATCTGGGCTACTTCACGGTTTCCGTGCCAGCGGGCGATTACGCTCGTTTGGAAGAGGCAATGAATACCATTCCGGATTCATTCTTCTACGACAAAATCTCTATTCAGATTGGTCGTTGTGATACGGCTGAAAAGAAAACTGAAGTCGCAACCTCACCGTCGACTCGATTAGAAAGCATTGCTGGTGACGTGGATCGTACGATTCGTTCCAGTAACGCGAAAGAAGCTCTGAAGGTTTGGGACGAGATCTACCTCTACGAGACCAACCGTCTTGCTGGCATCCTTTACGTTCCCAACTACAAGGATCCATTCCAGGCCCGGTACCGTTACGAACGCTCCGGCGCTGAATTTATTCAGGCTTTACCTGGTCCTGCGGACACCGCCGTTGGCTCACGTATTTACTTAATGGAGCACTGGAGATAATGCCCGGTTTGATTGGTCGAGTAGGCAGCCTTCTTCAAAAGCTTCCGGCGGCAAATAAATTATTTCAAGGTTTTGGTGGGATTGAAAAAACTTCCTTGGGTTTAGGAGGTTTATTGTATGGTGCTGATTTAATTCGTCAGCAGACAGATCGCTTGGGCATTACTCCTTCCGACAAACAGTTGGGCTTGATGCAGGAAGCTAGAAGCAAGATTGGCAAGAACTATACTATTGGAGGTGTGGAGTATGACTTCCGTACAGGTCGTCCTGTTAATCCACCACCTTCGGTTTTTCCGCCCGGATCAGGCCCTGGA